CGCAAACTGAATCTGGCCATATATTTGAAGTAGATGATACCCCGGGTTCAGAGCGTCTTCACATTTACCATAAGTCTGGTACATACATTGAAATTGATGCTAATGGTTCAGTAATAAAAAGAACCAAGGGATCTTCTTATGAAATTATAGATCGTAACGGTAAAATTTCTATTGCCGGTCGCGCAGACATTTCTGTTAACGGTGCTTGTAACATTTTTGTTGGTAATGATGCAAATATTGAAGTAGAAGGTGATACAAATATAACCTGTCATAATGATATAACTGCTCAGGCAGGAGGTACTTTCAATCTATCAGCAGTTGAAGAATTTAATATTAGATCTAAGACCGTTCGTATTGAAGCGGATGAAAATATGCACGTTAGAGCGGATGCTGCAATGACATTGCAAGCTAAGTTTATTAATAATAAAGCATTAGAAAGTATCAATGATACAGCTGTTAATAGATTTACCTCTGTTACTGGGACTGTAAGTATTGCTGGTGAAAGTATTAATTTAGATAGCGACAGTGAGTTACATCTTAATAGTGGTAAAGCTGTAAAAGGTGAATTAGATGATGCAGAAAGATCAGCTATAGGTTTATTGTCAGGGCGCAAGGATATTTCTGACAACGATAAAAACGATCCTTTGATTCTTTCTTTAGCCGATAGTCGTTCTATTGCATTAGAAGAAGAAACTCAATCTCCAGAAGACGCTAGTAGTCAAAAGAATTTAATTATAAGTGAAGGGTTTGCTAATGCAGCTGACTTATTAGAACCACCGACTGCAGTAGATAGTGCAACTGTTCAATCTGAACAGCAAAACTTTGTTGAGCCAGATGCTAAGTTAAAAACAGTAACTCAATTACCAGGCAATTATAATCTATCGCCTAATTTCACGGTTGAAATGTTATCAAGTAAGGCGGCAGTTACTCGAGACCCTGTTCGGGGTCATGAAAAAGCAACCTATGGTGAGATTATTTTTAACCTACAAGCTATAGCCCTTAATGTGCTTGAACCAGTAAAGAAGATATACCCTAATATGTTCGTTACATCGGCTTTCCGAGATCCAGGTAATGCATCTAATGCTAAGACCTCCCAACACCCTCTAGGTCAAGGGGTAGACATACAATTTAAAGGCATTACAAAGAAAGAATATTTTGAAATAGCCACCAAACTCGCAAAAGTACTTAAATACGATCAGATGATATTAGAGTATTGTAGCTATGCTAAAAACCCATGGATCCATATATCTTATTCAGTTAAAAATAGAAGCCAGGTTTTAACTTTCTTTAACCACAAGACTCATTCTCAGGGTCTAACTCAGCTAGCATAATGGCTGGTGTTGCACGAATTGGTGATAAAGACACCAGAAACGATACCAAGAATAATGGCAGCTCTACTGTTTTTGTTAACGGTAAAGGTGTGGTAAGATTTGGAGATTTAGATACAAGACTAGATACTATGACAGAGGGAAGTGCCAGTGTATTTGCTAATAATAAAAAAATATGCAGAATAGGCGATAAAGATTCAAGAAACGACAGTATAACCCAGGGAAGCTTAGACGTGTTCGCCAGCTGATATAAATATAAACATGGCTACCAGAAATACCAGACAATATTCAGACTTTAATCTTCTTTTTTCTATTCACCCGGTCACCGGAGATGTGTTAAGAAAAAACGATGAAGAAGCGGTCAAGCAATCTCTTAGAAATTTAGTATCTACGAGACATTACGAGCGTCCCTTTCATCCTGAGATTGGTTGCCAAATACATGGTCTTTTATTTGAAAACTTTAATCCTGTAACTGTACAGGTTATGAAGAAGACTATTGTAGATACTATTACCAAGTTCGAGCCAAGAGTAACGGTGTTAGAAATTAGTTTGCGAGAAAAAGTCGATGAAAATGATATAGTTTGTGATATTATTTTTAGATTAAATAACTCTGACAGGCCCATTACTTTAACCACATTAATAACAAGAATAAGATAATGTCTAATTTAAGAATAGCCGAACTTGATTTTGATCAAATCAAGTCAAATTTAAAGACCTACTTAAATTCTCAAACTGAATTTACAGATTATGATTTTGAGGGATCCGGGCTGTCTACTCTTTTAGATATCTTAGCCTATAATACTCACTATAATGCTTATTTGGCTAATATGGTGATTAATGAAATGTTTTTGGATTCCGCAGTCAAAAGGTCATCGGCGGTATCTATTGCCAAGCACCTGGGCTATACACCGATATCGGCAAGGGGGGCAGTAGCAAACTTAGACATAGTAGTTACCAATCCTTCTAATCTACCTGCCTCCTTGACCATGGATCGCTACACCCCCTTTACATCTACAGTTGATGGGGTATCATATACTTTTCTCACTACCGAGGCTAAGACTGCCTCCAGGGTAGGTACAACCTATACATTTGCAGACACTGATGTTACTGAAGGTACTTTGCTATCTTTTAGTTATGTTGTAACTGATATTACCCCTGCAGCAAAATACGAGATTCCCAATGAGTCGGTAGATACCACTACTATTAAAGTAAGCGTTCAGACCTCATCCTCTGATACCACGACCACCACCTATTCTCTCTCTACCGATATTACTGGTATAGATGATACATCGGAAATATATTTTCTGGAACAAAATCCTCAGGGTAAATATCAAATATTTTTCGGAGACGGAGTACTAGGTAAGAGTCTAACGTTTGGTAATATTATTAATATTCAATATATGGTAGCTACAGGTTCTGTGGTTAATGTATCTAGAGTCTCTCAGTCCTTTGCCGCCGGAACCACTATAGGAGGTTCAAGTAGTATTACAGTGACAGTTAATAGTAATTCTACCGGGGGTGCAGATGCTGAAAGTATTACCTCTATTAAGTTTAATGCCCCCAGGGTTAATGCCGCTAAGAACAGAGCAGTTACTGCTACTGATTATGAAGCGTTGATATTAGCTAATTACGCTGGGGCGGAGTCAGTATCGGTATGGGGCGGGGAGGACAATGATCCTCCTTACTACGGTAGGGTAATGATTTCTTTAAAGCCATATTCTAATTTTACTATATCCGATGCTACCAAAGAATCAATAAAGAATAATATTTTAAAAACTAAGCAGGGTATTACCGTAACCCCGGTCTTTGTTGAGCCTACCTTCTTTTTTGTAGGTATTACTGCTGATGTTAAATTTAACTCTTTAATTACCACCCTATCAGCTGATCAAATAAAATCTCAAGTTAATACTACCATAACAACTTTTTTTGCTAATAATGTACAGAAGTTTAATAAAAATTATATTCATTCAACATTAATTAAAGATATTTTAGCTACAAATAGCTCTATAACTAGTGCCTTGGTAACTCTTAAGTTACAGCGTAGAATTATACCAGTCTTAAATACTACAAATTTATTTACTGGTGATACAGCTATTAAATTTAGAAACCCACTTGAACCCGGTACTATTTTATCAAGTTTCTTTTTTGTATCCTTAGCTGGTGTTTCCACATTAGTAAAAATAACTGATTTACCTGATTCTACACCCTCAAGTGATAGTGGCTCTGGGGTGTTAAGACTTATTAATACTGTAAATAATTCAGTAATTTCCTCTAATGTAGGTACTGTAGACTACGGTACAGGAATTTTAACTTTATCTGGAATAACACCTACTGGTATTCCTGCCGGGGTAACTGATATTAGAATTACAGGGAGTGTACAGCAAGCTAACTATAATCTCTCAGTTTCAAGAAATGAAGTATTAGTGCAAGATGATACCACCACGAATAAAATAGGTGGACTAGTTGCTGGTACTAACATAACAGTAACAGCATCAGTATAAGATGACAACATTTGTAGTATCAAACTACGGCTCAGGTTACTATAGTATTAATGGTAACAGCAATCCGACCCTTAATCTTGTACGGGGTAATACCTACACCTTCCAAGTTAACGCATCGGGGCACCCATTTTGGATAAAAGATGATTTAGTTACTGGTCCGTCAGCTAATGTATATAGTAATGGGGTAACAAATAATGGAACCGATAGCGGTAATATAATATTTGCAGTACCTTATAATGCCCCGTCTTTTCTTTTTTATGTCTGCCAATACCACTCCAGTATGCAGGGCATACTTAGTATCAGCGGTAATGCTTCCTATACTGAAACTCTTACCGATAGTCTTACCCCTAGTGACTCTCTTAGTCAAAGTATTACCTTAGGTACTATTACAGATAGCGTTACTCCTAGTGATTCTATAAGCGTAGGTACTACAAATGCAACTATTGCCGATAGCTCTTTTCCCAGCGACTCGTTAGGTATCGTTGTTAACCGTGGGGGTCTAGGACTTGCTAGAATAAAAGATAAAGTTTCAGAATTAGTAAATAGTCAGCTACCTGAGTTTATCAGATCTGACTATACAACCTTTGTAGCGTTTTTAAAGTATTATTATAAATTTTTAGAGCAAGACCAGGGCGCCCTTGAATTAGTTCAAAATGCTAGAAAATATAATGATATAGATGAAACTACCCAATCTTTTGTAAATTATTTTATATCAAATTATGCTAAAGACTTGCCTGTTAGTTTACAAGTTAATAAATCTCTTTTAGTAAAGAAGATTGAAGGGTTGTATAAGGCCAAGGGTAGCAGCTTATCAATATCCTCTATCTTTAAAATTTTATATGATGCTGTTGCTACTACCAGTCATCCTTATGATTTTGTATTAAGACCTTCAGATGGTAGATGGGCAACCCGAAAATCTATAAGAGTACTTCTCACTTCAGGTAGTGTAAGTGACATAAAAGATAGATTTATTAATATTACCAAAAATAATATTGCTTATACTGCTGAGGTAGTAAGAGTAAAAAGTCTTTCGACAAATTTATACGAAATATTTTTTAAGAGCTTAGTTGATATTCCCTTTGAAATAAACGATACTGTTACAGTAAGCAGTTCAGCAGGAATTATTTTTATAGGTTCAGTTAAACCTACCACTACTACATACGCTATAAGTTATGGGGGTACAGGATTTCGTGAAGGGGAAGTATTTAATGTTTCAGTAGAAGGTACTGATACACTAATGAAAATTGCAAGAGTTGGCGCTAACGGATCAATACAGCTTCTTAAATTTATTAATTATGGTTTTAATTATAATAGTAATTTTACCATTACATTATCTAACGACCTTGGTGTAGCGTCCTCTACAAAATATTTTGATACTAAAGCAGGGGGATTTACTGATAGTTTAAACATGGTTAGTATACATGATATTGCAGATCCTTCAAGATACTTTTTTAGTGACTATGTAAATCCCTTTAATTATACAGGTAATGCACTAGCATCTTCAAGTACAACTTCTCAAGTTTTAACTTCTATTTCAACTGGGGGAACCTCTAATCCCAACGATGCTATTATTACATTTGGTATTGGTACAGTAGCCCAGTACCCCGGGGAGTATATTGCAACTCAGGGATTCTTATCTGAACCTGACGTAAAACTACAAGATAAAAATCTATACCAACCGTTTGCCTATCAGATTGAGTCTGAGTTAGATATCAGCGTATTCTATGATCTAATTAAAAAATTAGTACATCAAGCTGGTACTAATATGTTTGTTAACAGGATTGTATCAACTACCGCAGACGTAAGTGCTAATGTTTCAGTAGAAACTAGAAAAAATGTATTTGCACAATTAAACAGTGTATTTAGTTACTTAGATAGTAAAGTTTATACCTTAACTAAACCATTATCAGATAATACTTCAATATCTGATAATTTATCTATTACGTTTAGCACTACTAAAAATGATAGTGCTACTCTTTCAGAATCGTTAAGTAAGGCTATTAATTTTGGATCCTTCTCTGATAATGTAATAAGTGGGGAAATTATAGGATTCAATGGTCAACTTGAACTAAATGATTCATTTGGAACTGCGTTAATAGAGGATTATACTGACGGTAGTTATTTTGCAAATGTTTATGCAACCACGCTAATAAGAACCCTTGATGACTCTTTATCAACTGCTTTCGTAAGCTTTGAAAACCCAACGGATAATGCTTCGATATCTGAGAACTTGACAGTTGCCTTTAGCACAGTATTAAATGATAGTGCTACACCATTAGATAATAATATAATATCTGTACAGAAAGTAATCAGTGATACTTTATCTGTAACAGATCAATTGCTGTTTGGGGAAGATAAGACTTTAGATGATAATGCTAGTATATTAGAAACACTTACAACCACCATACAAAAACCCATTAGTAATGCCGATAGTATAGTTACTTTAACCGAATCCGGTCAAGGCTTACTGTTGAACTATACTGATAATGTTGCCCCATCTGGTTACTTCTCTGAAGTATACGCTGGTGACCCCGTACTAACAATTACCTAAGTTAGTATAAATATAAAGCTCTCTTCAATTTAAAGGAAAATAGACATGTTCACAGAATTAGTAAATGTAAAAGGTAATCTGGAAGTTATCCTTCTGGATGAAAATGGTCATCAAAAAGACTATAGAAAAGTAAATAATCTAGTAGTTGCAGTAGGTAAAGAAGTTATTGCTGCGCGATTGCTTGGTAACACTCTGGCTGTTATGAGTCATATGGCAGTTGGATCAGATGCTACAGTGGCTGCTACTGGTCAAACAG